TTATTAATACATTATAATAAATGAATATTTCCAGAGAAGATTACATTGAATTTGAATCCGCCGTTCACGAGCTGATATACTACGAACTCCATGAAAATCCACTAATATACAACAATCCAAAATTCAAGGAATATATTGCAACGGACCTTTGTGAAATGTTAAGCGAATTGGGTACTATTCTCAAGCTAGACGAAGATGAATTGGAAAATTTGATGCATACTCTTATTGATTCATTTTTCGAAATCGGAATGTGCCCTAGACGTTCGAATGATACTATTTGCGATCCAATAGATGTAGAAGCTCTTCAAGAACAAATACAACTTATCCGTAATATTGTTCAACCTCAACAAAGAACCGATGAATGGTATATTTATCGTCACAATATGATTACAGCGTCTAATATGTGGAAAGTTTTCGGTTCAGAATGCCAGTATAATAGCTTGGTCTATGAAAAATGCAAACCGTTTGAACAACACCGTAGAATATGGAGCTCTAGTATGAATTGGGGGAACATGTTTGAACCATTGTCTATCAAAATATATGAACATAAATACAAAACAAAGATCGAAGATTTCGGTTGTATTTGTCATCCAACTATACCTTGCATTGGAGCATCTCCTGATGGTATTAATGTAGACCCTTCATCCGACCGGTTTGGAAGAATGTTAGAAGTCAAGAATATTTATAATCGCGAGATTAACGGCATTCCCAAAGAAGAATATTGGGTTCAAATGCAAATTCAACTGGAAACGTGCAATTTAGAATTATGCGATTTTTTGGAAACGCGATTTATAGAATATGAAAGTGATGAAGATTTCTATACCAGTGCGCATGAATACAAGGGTGTTATTTTGTATATGAAAAATGAAGAATCTCAAGAGCAATATGATATCGAATATGTTTATCTCCCATTTGAACTGAAGAAAAAAGAAGAAATCGATGAATATATACGTCAACAAACAACGTCTTCAAAAACACTCATTCGCGTTCTTTATTATTATCTAGATGAAATGTCATGCGTCGTGATAAGACGCAATAAAAATTGGTTTGACATAGCCAAAACGAAAATCGTTCAAACATGGGACACCATTTTAAAAGAAAGAACCGAAGGATATAGTCACCGTGAACCAAAAAAACGCGTGAAATCGAATATATTTGTCTCACAAATGGACAGCTCGCAAATTATACATAATTTACAAATAGAAGATAAAATCCAAATCGTTAAATTGGAATAATTATTATTGAATAAGTATATAAACTTTTTTTTATAATACTAACAAACATGGATGTTGATATGTTTGTTAATAAGCGTAACGGCAATCAAGAACCAGTTGCATTCGATAAAATCTTGACTCGACTCAAAACAATTGCAACCCAGTATAATTTAAAACTCAATTGTACTTCTTTGGCAATGAAAGTGATTGACCAACTTTATAATGATATTTCCACTACAAAAATCGATGAACTCAGTGCTGAACAATGCGCGGCATTATCATCTACTCATCCTGATTATAATGTAATGGCCGGGGTAATAAGTATGTCTAGTCATCAAAAAAATACAAATCCTAGTTTTTATGAAACCATGTCTCAATTATATCACTTTTACGACAAGAATTGTTTACATCATTCGCTCATTTGTGAAAATCTGTATGCATTTACAAAAAATAATGCTGAATTTTTAGATCAATTGATTAATCATGACCGCGATTATTTGATTGATTATTTTGGATTCAAAACACTCGAACGTGCTTATTTAATGAAACTTAATGGTAAACCCATTGAACGCATTCAACATATGTGGCTGCGTGTTGCTATCGGTATTCACGGAACCAACAAAGAAAAAATCGCCGAAACATATGAATATATGTCACAAAAATATTTCACACATGCTACACCCACACTATTCAACGCCGGTACACCACACCCGCAATTGAGTTCGTGTTTTTTGCAAGCCATGGAAAGTGATAGCATTGACGGTATTTATAATACTTTGAAAGATTGTGCTTTGATTTCCAAATGGGCAGGTGGTATTGGATTGCATATCCATAATGTTCGCGCTTCAGGTAGTCATATTCGAGGAACCAATGGTTCATCAAATGGTATTGTGCCCATGTTGAAAGTTTTCAATAACACTGCCAAATACGTCGATCAGTGTATCATACCTGAAACGATTGTTTATACTACAGAAGGTGCTAAAGAAATACAAAACGTAGTTGCTGGTGAAACGAAAATCATCAATGAAAACGGCGACGCCGAAATCATTGAAAACGTATTGGAACATCCATACGAAGGAACCATTTACGAAATCGATACTATGCATTCGTTTTTTCCTCTTAAAATAACCGAAGAACATCCTGTTTTGTGTTTGAGTCAGGTAGCAAAAGGCCTGAATTACGATGTCATAAGAAATCGTATTGATAAAAATATTATTCAAAACGAATGGAAAGATGTGAAAGATTTATGTGAAGACGATATGTTGACTTACTCCATTCCGAAATACACAAAAGATATTGATTCCATTGACCATGATGATTGTTACTTTTACGGAATTCTACTCGGGGATGGTTATTTTGAAAACAATAATCAAAACGGACACATTACACTTCATGCCGTGAATAAAAAACATGTTTTGGATTTTTGCGCGGATTATTTATCCAAGAAGTGCGTGCAATATCAAATCACAACGCAAGAAAATACATCCCGTATTCGATGGAATAAAAACATTGTGATTCCCATTCGTTACAGTGATGTATACAATGAAAATAAAGAAAAAATCATTTCTAGTAAATGGCTCAATCTTCCAACGGAAAAAGCAAAATATGTGTTAAAAGGGTTATTACATACCGACGGTTGCATTCAAAAAGAAGTCGTGTTTGATAACACTTCGTTTAAACTCATTGAAAATATGCGATACTTGTTATTGAGAATGGGTATATTAACAAGCGGGTCTATTCGAAATAGATTGGGTGAAAGCCATGAAACATCAAAAGGCGTCATTGAAAACAAAAAAATCAATTATGTATTGCGTATACCCCAAACGGAGGAAATATGCGAACTTCTCGACCTTGAATCGTCTGGAAATTTCTTCAAATTTTTCAAACATGAAAATTATGTATACAGTCGCATCAAATCCATTCAACGCAGCACATACGACGGCACTCTCTACGATCTACAAATGAAAGAGGTTCATAGCTACATGACACATAATGGAGTTATTCACAATGGAGGCGGTCGTCGTAATGGCTCGTTTGCTATTTATTTGGAACCCTGGCATGCAGACGTTGAATTGTTTTTGCAAATGCGCAAGAATCACGGCGACGAAGAATTAAAAGCCCGGGATTTATTTTACGCATTGTGGATTCCCGACCTATTTATGGAGCGAATTAAATCAAATGGAACATGGACTTTGATGTGTCCCGATGAATGTCCAGGATTGTCCGATGTATATGGCGACGAATTCAATAAACTTTATTGCAAATACGAAGATGAAGATAAAGGACGACGAACTGTCAACGCCAGAGATTTATGGTTCCAAATCTTAGACGCTCAAATGGAAACAGGAACACCTTATTTGTTATACAAAGACGCATGTAACAAAAAGTCGAATCAACAAAATCTGGGCACTATTAAATCAAGTAATTTATGCACTGAAATCATTGAATACAGTGACGATAAAGAAACTGCTGTATGTAACTTGGCTTCTATTGCATTGCCTACTTTTGTAGATGCTTCAGGCGTATTCGATTATGAAAAGCTGCATCACGTTACCAAAATTGTCACAGAAAATTTGAATCGCGTGATTGATGTCAATTATTACCCAACGGACAAAACTCGAACAAGTAATATGCGCCATAGACCCATTGGACTAGGTGTCTCCGGATTAGCCGACGTGTTTTTGAAAATGAATATGGCCTTTTATTGCGACGAAGCCAAAGAAATCAATCGCAATATCTTTGAAACCATTTATCATGCTGCTCTCGAAAAATCATGCGAATTAGCTGCTGTTGAGGGTCATTATGAGACATTCGACGGATCACCTGCATCCAATGGCGTTTTGCAATTCGATATGTGGGGATTTGACCCGAAAAATGGCCGTTATGATTGGGATGTTATGAAACAAAAGGTGATTGTGAATGGATTGCGTAATTCTTTGTTGATGGCACCGATGCCTACTGCTTCAACATCGCAAATATTGGGTGTAAATGAATGTATTGAACCGATTACGAGCAATATTTACAACAGACGCACTTTGGCGGGTGAGTTTATGATGACAAATAAATATTTAATGCATGATTTGTTGAAATTGGATTTGTGGAATGAAAAAATCAAAAACAATATCATTGCAAACAATGGTAGTGTTCAACATATCGAAGCTGTTCCACAAGAAATACGAAATAAATACAAAACGGTTTGGGAAATACCCATGCGTAATTTGATTGATATGGCCGCTGATCGCGGTGTTTATATTTGTCAAAGTCAGAGTTTGAATTTATGGCTGGAAGAGCCCGATTATAATAAATTGACATCCATGCATTTTTATTCATGGTCAAAAGGATTGAAAACGGGAATTTATTATTTACGTCGACGTGCGCGTCATCAAGCTCAGCAATTTACAATTGAACCCGAGAAAAAAGAAATTCGAAGTGAATCTTTTGGCGATGATGAACATGTATGCGAAATGTGCAGTGCTTAACGGCGTTTTCTAGTAGAACGTCTTTTTTGTTTATGCTTTCTACGGGTAACGCGCTTACCACCAAATTTACCCGGTCTTTTTTCATATTTAGCGTAAGCTGAAGTAGCCTTTCCTGTACCAACATTAGAACCAAAATAAGATCCCAACATATTAGCAGTTGTGTACCCGATGTTTTGTGCAAGTTCTGATAAAGTTTTCTCATCCCCGAATTGTCTTAATGTAAATTTTAAATCACCTGAATTTCCAATATCACTTTGTTGAGCTCCTAATTTGGTTTTTTTATTGTAATATACCTGTACCTTGTTGTTATCTTTTGTTATATATTCATTCCCATCTGGTGCAATATATACATTATTTCCATCAACATTATATTCATCACCAAGTGATATATTAGAACCATCAAATGTCAAAAAAGCCTTTTCATGGAAATGTGATTTTTGTTCTCTTGTAAACCAATCACAACAATATAATTCCTGTTTTTGTTGTCCTGTTATTCCTATTTCTTTTACTTTGCTGAAAAAATAATCACTAAAATCTTCTATAGTAAATTCTTCTTGAATTTCTGATTCATAATGTGAATATTTTGGATCATTGCCCTTAAGTACAGAATTTCCATAATTCTGAACAAAATTATACCATCTTTGTATATTGTAATCCTCTTGAACTTGTGTTTCCATCATTCTTTTTATTTGAGGAACTAATGTTACTAATCTATCAAACATTTTATAAATATTTGCATTTATTCTCCATAAATTATTTCCTTTTTGTTCAAATTTAGGTATTTTCAATTTTTTCATCATTATACTTGAGGCTGGTGTGTTTTCGTTTTCTTCCGTCTCTGGTTCTTGCTCTGTAAAATATTTATATATAACTTCGAAATTAGTATTCATTTCATTTATTTGTTTCATCAATATATCCTTCTTTTTATTCGTTATTTCGTAGTCATGAATAAAATTTTCGAAAAAAGATGGATCAATATGTCTGTCTTCCTCTGAACTGCTTGGGAATTCAATAGCTCGTCTCAAATTTCCTACTTTAGCTCCCTCTGATAATATATCTTTTAAATTATAAGTTATGAAGTAAGCAACCCCTGCTTTTGCTGGTAATTGGTTTTCGTTTTCTACTTTTTCTTCTGTTAAATCATCCGGAAAATTTCTGTATTTTGTTACTATTCTTTCATAATTATCAGCATCAAGTAATACTGGTTCATCATTTTCCTTTATACCAGTCAATCCATTATCATAATTATCTATATTATACGTTTCATCTAATATATTAGTTTGAGTTATCAATTTTTCATCATTCATAAATACTTCTTTGTATTTTACATCAGAGGATAGAGTAGTCATATATACATTAATCATATAAAATTATTCGTTCAACAACATATTTAAAAATATATGAAAATTTTAAATATGGACGATTTCGTATTATCTAATTTACATGAATCAAGAAATGAATGGTGCGCCCGTTTAGTCAGTATTTTTACTCCTTTAGTAAATGAGGGTATTCGATCTATTTTCAATGAAGCGCTAAAAATGTGCGCCGAAACTAATAAAGAGAAATATTTAATGACATTTCAAAATTTATTAGCGCGAATTCCTAAATGGAATGCCATAATCATTGAAGATGAAAGAAAAAGAATTGTTGAAAGAAGTGGTTGTAATTATTTAGAAGATTTAATTACATGTGTCCATATTATTCAATTGAAAGTTCTCACATGCATTCGTGTAGGTAACAAACAAAAACAAATCGATATTTCTATTCCTAAACTCGACAATTTCGTCCATAAAATTTATATTCAAGTTGCTCGTAAATGCTATGCAAATGTTTATTTATTTGAAAACCGAATCAGTCCACTACAAATGCAGAAAAACAACAGAGAATTAGATCAAATCATCCAAGAATGTATTTTGATGACGATTCGTGAAAGTATTCCAACCGAAGAAATCATTCGTGCATACATGGATGAAACCAATGAACAAGAAGAAGAAGTCATCATCGAAGATATTAAAGAAGAAAAGAAAGAAGAAGTCAAAGAAGAGGAAAAGAAAGACGAGCCAAAGGAAGAAGAGCCAAAAGAAGAACCTCCTGTAGTGCCGTCCATTGTTAATAAAGACAATGAAACCGTGACGACAAAATTGTCTTTTAATGACTACGACTCGGCCCAAGACGCCACCACTGGACTCATTGAAAACATTGAGGCGCCGAAAAACATTGAACGCCTTGAAGAAATCAGCAATGCTCGTGCATTGGAACGAAAACTCGAAGAAGAACAAGAGGAACAAGAAGAAAAAATCAAAATCCACACAGATAATCTGAGTTTAGGTGATTTGGATATTTTGGATATGGATACAAATATTCCTATTAACGAAAATTTGGTTTTGGATGATGTTGAAGTTTTAGCGTAATTCGTTAAACATTAGATAAATATATTTAATGTTTATTTATAATGGAAAAAATCTTTTTCTTGGCTTTCATAATCAGCGTAGTATATTTCATTTTCAAAGCCGTCGAAATGAAATATTTCGACAAGTCACCGAAACCATTGAAGCTCATTGTGCGCGACACAATCATTGTTTTTGTCTGCAGTTTCGTCCCAATACTCATGTTTTTCCAATTTGACGGTAAAATGACGGAAATTTTTCAAATGGGCGAAGAAATCGAGGGACCCGCCGAAGTATTTACCGGTGAACCTGGATTTTAATTCATTGTTGATAATAATCCCCTAAAAAAATAAACATATATTATATATTTTAACATGTCTGATAGAGCCTCATCCAATGGTTCAAATAAATCCTCTGATAAAACAAAAACAAAAGCAAAACGCAAGCGATGCCCAAAAGGAACACGCCGTAATAAAGACGGCGATTGTGTTCCTTTAAGCATGTTTCAAGCTGAGCAAAAAACACAAAAAAAGCGTTGCCCGAAAGGAACACGTCGTAATGAAGCCGGTGATTGTGTTCCTTCAAGCGGTGCTGCTACAAAAACCCGTATTGAAAAACCTATGTTAAAAGGAAATTCCGAATTAGTTCAGTTTTCGTTTAATGACGCGCAATTAACGACGTTTCAACCAATGGTAAGTGATTCGCCTACATCGGCTTTATCATGGCTAAATGCTATGTATGCATTAAGCCTAATTAATACAAAGCGAATGGAAAAAGAAGCAGCTGAAAATGGTAATAACACCATGTCATCTGTATATGCTAAATACAATATGCAGGATATGTTCGGTAGACTATTTTTCGATCGAAACCATATTGTTAAACAAGGTAACGATGATCAAGAATTATTACGAGATATCAAGGCGTATGAGAATACTATTAAAGATCATATTTTTCATCAAAAAATAGAAGATATATTGAAAGAGCGCTTACATGATAACCATGCGACTATTATTGCTTTGTTTTGCGTTGATAGAACACATTTCCCAGCACAAAATACTTGGTATCATTATTTAATTGCATATAAACTTAAATGGACCGACGAACAAGGCGACCATGAAGAAGTTCAATTATATGATCCACTAAATGAACACTACGTGCATGAATTTAGTCAATTGATAGGGTTTGGAAGACTAGGTAATTCTATACATCGCTATCTTTCTCGAGCTGAATTAAATATGCCGAAAAAAGAAGTATATTACATCACATACTTTACATTTTCATCATACAATATACCTAAACAAGATATACCATTAAAACCAAGAATACCTTCATTTATGTATCATGATATTAGTCCTCGAACAGCATACGCTACGAGACATTTCAGCGCACCTATAAAAGTATTAGGTCGTCGTTCATTATTTCAAGTTTCATTTACTCCTGAACAATTTCAACAATATAAAAGAATAAATTATTATGATCACGGAAAACGTTTTGATGGTGGTTCTTGTGTTATACATGCATTGTTTTCATTAGGATTAAGAAACGTTACAGAAGCGAAAAAAGATGTTCAAGTTATGGATTATAGAAGCAAAAAACAAAAAGAAGAAGGAGTTTACCGTAGAATCAATGCAAAGTATTTAGAAAATATAATGAAGTTACCAAAAGGTTCAATAAAAGTTTGGATTAATAAATGTGTTGATACAACCGTAGAAGATGAATTAAAGAGAGTGATGAATTTATTATTGGAAAACAATCATGCTACAATATTTGGTGTATCATTTTACGATAATGATGAAAAAAAAACAAGCGGCCATGCAGTAGTTGCATATAAAAGAGATGGTATAGTAGAATATTTCGATCCTCAAACGTTTAAACGTACAAAAAACAATAAATCAATTGTAAGTGTTATGAAATCATATGGCAACTTAGACTTACATGATTTTGCTACGTTTCATTTTGCAAACTATAAAACACAAGATGATATTTTAATCGATGATACATCATGTAGACTGAAACTCGGTGATAGTCGTAGTCCTGATGATAGTCCTAATAGAAAATATGACATAAGTTTCGATAAAGACAAAGATTATCCTACTAGTTACTAAACAACAAAATAAATTTATATAAAAATTTTTCATAATTATAAATAATGACTGAACCTAGACGAGCAACCATGTCCGACTTCTTGCTATTTGAAAAACCAGACAAGCCAATTCACGAAACCACCATTCAAAAAAACCAAAAAAATTTTGGTGAAAGAAAACGAATCAAGCCATGACGCACTGGTTCAAAAAGCCAGCAACAAATCGTTCCGAAAGGCTTTAAAAAAGGGTTTCGTAAATAATGTTTTATGGTATACACTTTGCGTATGAATGATTTGTTTACATGAAACAAGAATGGAAACAATGATAATATGTGAGATAATATATGGGTTGATCATATATTTTCTTTATCGATTTTACTCTCTTTTGCGAGATTGTGAATGATTTTGTTATGATAATTGTCTTTATTAGAACCCGCCATAGAACTCACTTGAATATTTACACATTTATTCGAAAAATCAGAGTCCATGTTCTCATATTCGGGATTCGTTTGTTTCCATTCTAATAAAGAACCAATGCTTTTCCGCGATACTTCTTGTATGGCACTACTTATTTTTTCATTGGATTCTTCTTTTCCCCATTGGTCACTTTCTTTGATATAAAGGGTTTCACGCTTTACATCTGTGCAGTGAATCGGGCGCTCATATAGAGTCAATTGTTTCAAGTGGTCTGTGATTATTTTTGTCATCCCTTGAACAAATCCCAATTGTGCATTGTTCTCCAAATCATCGTGCGAAATCTCTATTCGTTCAATGAAATCTGAAAAATTAATTGCATTTTTACATCGGTCATTGAGAAACATGTTAATATTGAAATTATTATTGTTGATATTGTTTGTGGTATTTCCTATCTTTTCTACCATAGACGTAATCATTTCATCTTTCTTTTTGATTTCATTCAACAACTCATCGCGCTGTTCTTTCATCTCAACAATCGCCTCACACATCAGCTTCTTATATTCATTGATATCGTCCATATTTTCCGTTTTTACTTTTGGTGGTTCATATTTACATAATTTTTTATGTCTATAAAATGATGAACTATGTTTATAGTTCTTACCACAATCGCAAGTGTAAGAATTTTCAGTAGCATTTTTATAGCTTAATGTAGCATTATGTTTTACGCTTTGATTATGTTTATTAAAATCACCACGACGCCTGCATGAATAGTCACACTTTTCGCAATAAAAATTATGAAGAGTTTCCGAAGAATTTTGCATAGCGTTTTTCATATATTTATGCTACATAATAATTCTTCTAAATATTTTTTCAAAAAAAATATTACAATCACACACAAAAAAAATGATTTTCAAAAATAAAGCATTATGCTCTAAAATCAAAAATCCAAAAAACCTCGGAAAATTCTTTTTTCGTATAATGAAAAATGGACATTTTTAAAATGTCCAAAATGAAATATTTCAGAAGAATCTTAACAAGTTTTTTTGCGTTCTTTTGCAATGACACCTAAATTTCCGTTTTTAGTATAAAATTTTATTTCTCAAATGGTAAATGGTTTGAAAGAATATATTTTACATGTTATAAAATATATTTGTATGTGTTTATGCGTAGCTGTGCATAGCGTCGATATCAATGATTGGCGCGTTTTCATCGAGTTCAGATACAGCATATTTATTAAAAAATTCGAATCCTAATTGGCGTTCGGGTGTGTGTTTATGCACCGTTCGCGCAATCATTTTGTATAACTTGAAATTAGGATAGCGTTCATTTCCATTTTTCTTGTATAAAATGTTCAAATCGTTATCATCCGTGCACCATCGATGAACGGTCTGTTGCAATTCATTCATATCTTCGTAATTTTCATCATCAATAATGAAATCGTAAATGGAACATCCGAGGCGACATAAATCGAAACTCATATTTGGATCAATGCGCGGTTTGTTTTTGTTATAAAAGGGTTCACAATTGTATTGCGTGGCTGCATCACCACCGGGTGCAAAGCTGTCACTACAGAAGATTTTACCTTGGTATTTGTAAATACTGCGTCCGAAATCGATGATTTTGAACATTTTACCGTAAGTAGGAACTTTATAATAGACGTTATTAAATTTATAATAAACGAATTCTTGGTCAACGGTTTTGTATACAATATTATTAGTGTGTAAATCATTGTGTGTAAACTGAAATGTTTTTTGGTAAATCAATAAAGACAAGATCACTTGTAATAATGCAGCCGAACCGTTCATTTCATCAATTTCGGAATTTTCAAAGAGTTCATCCAAAGTTCCGTCGCATTTTTCCAAGCAAATCATTTGAACAGGAAAATTATTGATGTATGCGAAAACGTTTTCTCCGATCGACATCTCACTATCTTCAGCGCTGTCATCATCTTCTTCATCGCTATTATCATGATCATCACCGTCGTATTCTTCGTCTTCATCACTTACAATATCACTGTCATCTTCGTCATCTGATTCGCCATCATCTTCAACAGGTTCCTTTGCATAAATTTCCTCTAAATCACCGAGTTCTTCAACTTTATTTAGCAATACATCCGCTTCGTCTAAAGCAACAATATCCGAATCGAGTTCTTCGATATTATTAGAAGAAATATTCAATTTATTACGATTGGTTCTCGAGCAATTCAAATATTGCTTATATAAATCAAATCGACTCACGCTAAATAATTTATTCAAATTGTCTGAAAAGTAATTGGAGTCCCCCAAATAATCAAAATCATCACTGATGTTTATTTTATATTTATCTTGAACAGTCAAGAAGGAACCGTAAAAATCAATTCCATTGGAGAACTTGTAATTATGAAGTAACTTACTTGATAAAAAGCTGAAGAAATTATCAACATATGATGAATTGTTCTCATTTAATAGTTTTTCGTGGACGTTTTCATTGTCGTTATATTTAGGTAATGTTCGAATATTGTCATCTTGCACATCGTATTTACCGATCATATATCTAATAGGGTCCAAAAGTGGTGAGAATTTGATAAAAATATCCTTATTTTCAGTATTACCATTTTGGATATTTTTGACGGTTTTCAGATCCACAATTTGATATTGATTATCAAATCCTATTTTGTTGTAATTAGATGAATCCATATTGAAAAACACTGAATAAAGAGGATTGTATTTATTGACTTCTAAATTATTATAAGGATTATATCCTGAATTTGTGTCCTCTTCGCTTGGTTGAAACTGAGATTTCATATTTTTAATGTTCATGTCTTCTGAAACGGAATACGATAGCTGAAACTTTTCTACACTGTCCATTTATAATCAACAAAAATATTATATTTACTAAAAACAAACGGGTAAACTATTTCGTCTATAATTTGTCAAAAATATATATATTAAATTCAAATGACATTGGAATTGAAGAAATTCAATATGAGAGATATTACATTCAAAGCAAGTGAAAATAAAGGTCCAGTTGTGGTTCTCATTGGTCGTCGTGACACGGGTAAAACCTTTTTAGTGCGGGATTTGTTATATTATCATCAAGACATTCCCATTGGAACGGTTATATCCGGAACAGAAGCCGGTAATGGATTTTATAAAGAACACGTTCCTAAATTATTCATTCACGATGAATACAATACTGTATTAATCGAGAATATTTTAAGGCGTCAAAAAACGGTGCTAAAGCAAATGAACAAAGAGATTTTGACATATAAGAAAACGACGATTGATCCAAGAGCATTTGTGATCATGGATGATTGTTTATATGACCAAAGTTGGACACGTGATAAAATGATGCGTTTACTTTTCATGAATGGACGCCATTGGAAGATCATGTTGATTATTACCATGCAATATCCACTGGGTATTCCGCCCAACTTGCGTACAAATATTGATTATGTATTTATATTGCGAGAACCTTATCTAACAAATAGAAAGCGTATTTGGGAGAACTATGCATCTATGTTTCCTACATTAGAGAGTTTTTGTGCAGTCATGGATTCAACAACAGAGAATTATGAATGTTTGGTGATAAACAATAATGCTAAATCGAATAAACTGACGGATCAAATATTTTGGTATAAAGCAGAAAACCATGGAAATTTCAGACTGGGCTCAAAAGAATTTTGGGAAATCAGTAAAAATATTGGTTCGGACGATGAAGATGAGGCATATGATCCGAATAGTCATAAAAAGAAAAACAAAGGTGCAAATATCAATGTGAAAAAGTCAAATTGGTAAAAATTGATTTTGTTTTATAACTACTTCATATAAAACAAAAAATGGGAAACGCCGTCTCGATTATAGATATGAAAATAGAAACTTGTTCAAAAAAGAAAGAAATCCAACGTAAGCCGTTACACAAACAAGAACAAGAAAAATCCGTTCAATTATCTACTAAAATATCTGGAAAAAGCTCTTGATTTTACGCGTTTTGCGGGATTTACGTTTAGATTTACCGCCTATACTTCTTCTTGAAGCGGTTTTTAACATTTCTTTATGTTTTTTTAATTGGTTTGGAGAAAGTTTTCTCTCTAAATTTAACAAGTCGTCTTCTCTTTCAATAAGTGCTTCAACTTCTGGGTTCACTGTTGCTTGTTTTTGATCTTTATATAATTTTAAAATTTCTTTTGCTCCTGGAGTGTCTGGAGTTTTCAAGTCTTTCGAAACCCCCTTCAACTGCATCGAAAGAATTCGTTTTGCAAGTTTTTTATTTTGATGGTTTCTTTCATTTTCCGCTGGATTTTCTCCGGAAAGTAAACTGGTCATGTAACGAAAACTCTTTGTTAATTGTTTTCTAGATCTACGACCTGATGGCATTATATATTATATCAATATTTTTTATTGAAATAATAAAGGAAGGAGAATAATGGAATCGAACCAATAACCTCTCGTACGCTATACAAGTGCTCTACCACTGAGCTAATTCCCCGGTGCGACAACTGCAGGACTCGAACCTACGCATCCATTGGATAATGCCTTAGCAGGGCATCGCCTTAACCACTCGGCCAAGTTGCCATTTTTTATAAATAAATTAAACCCTAACCTAGTTCATTTTTTCATAGTCACAATTTATTTGTTAGCATCTCTGAAGAGTTGTTCATTATGCGCCTTTGTTTCTTCTTCTGTCGTGGCGTCACGTTCTTCAAAATTAACAGTTTCGTTAACTCCTACCAAATCACCATCTTTAGTGATTGATTGTGTGAGTTTATTCCCCGTCTTTTCAGACATCTTAATATTTTCCTCGATGGCCTTGCGCTTGCTTTCCTTTACTCGTCTATCGAATTCTTCTTTAGCACGTGTTTCATTCTTGATTTTCTCGCTATGAAGTTGATTCAATTCTTCTTCCATGAACTCGACACGACCAGTCTTGTATGCATCAGGATCCCAAGGAATCCACATGCCAATTGGACCCACAAAAATATCGTGATTAGGATCAGTTTCACGAAGTTTCTTGCACTTCATTTCGGCTTCTTCTTGAGTTGAGAAAACTCCACGAACCTTCAACCCGCGCACTGACGTTTGGAAATTGTTTTCTTTTTGAAACTCTCCGTGTAGTTTATCTCCATTTTGGTCCATGAATGTCTTGAAATCATCTTCAATGGTCGAGTTTTTCAAGTTTTCCTTTTCTTCGTCAATGAATTCGTGGAAATCTTTAACAACATCATCGACCTTCAAACTATATTTATACGAAAGAAAATTCAAAAAATCAACGGTTTTAGTGATAGTTTTAGTAAAATCCCATTGTTTCACGAATTCATTGAAAACAAATCTTTCTTTATTCTTGATAATAGTTTCGGGTGAAACAAAAGACAAACATGCGAATTTTTGTCCGGCGATTGGTTGATCTTCATCGCATAAATCAATATATTTAGGGTTTTCTTGACCATTCGGCAATATTTTTCTTTCAAATCCACTCATTATATTTAATATGAACGAATATTATTTAAGTTATTTTATATTAAACTTTTTTTATTTTCATATAATATATATGTCTGGCACAGATTTTAGCGAACTTATTAAGAGAGCCATCAAATACTTAGTTGAAGGTGTGATCGTGGCCATTGCTGCTTACACCATCCCCAAGAAAGCTCTTAATATCGAAGAAATTGTAATCATTGGTCTCATGGCTGCTGCTACATTCTCCATCCTCGATGTGTTTGTCCCTTCCATTGCTAGTAGTGCACGAGGTGGTGCCGGTTTCGGTATTGGTGCCAATCTCGTCGGATTCCCTAGAATGTTCTAAGGTTAATACAATAATATAATAATAAATGAATTTAATTATTATATATTTTTACATTTATGACTATCTAGCATCATTGAAACAATATTGAGTTTATTACCGTGAATGCGTTTTTGTTTTAAATAATAAACATACATACCGTGTCCTAGAACACCTAATATCAATGCGTAACTCAATACAAGTGTGTTATACAAATATACAGTCGTAGAAATTTCACTCGATTTCATTTCAATACTCTCATTTTCATCACTTGTCAATTCGGCAATCATATTGGAAGTAACGTAAAAACTACTAGGTGGTTCTTGAATATTTAACTCGTTCAAATTCACTTTGTATATCAGAAATACTAAAAAGACAAATATTAATAGCGATACGAATATACCAAATGTATATGGTTCCATTTTAGTCGTGATCAAAAATATAATATATATGAAAAAACTGTTTATTATAGATGAAATCAAATATCCGTATTTATATTCATTTAGCACAACGAATCCTTCTTTTTCGGGTTCTTCCTTTTTCTTCTCAACTACAATTGAGTCTGGGCTATACCAGTTTAATATGAATGTCAATACAAATATGCTGACAAATAATATAACATGTTTCATATAATGATTGTCTTTTAGAAATCGCTGCGTCGTGCAATTCAATAACGTACTTATGTCCGAACTAATCAATAAAAAATATATGAAAAACAGTGACAACATAAATTGGTTTATTACATCCACATTCATTATATATTGAACTTACATTTTTTTCAATTTATTATGCAATAGATTCAATTCCTCTTGTGTGAATGCATGTTTTTCGAACATTTTGCAGATAATTGTGCATACATTTTCTTCTAAAAACGTTTCAATATTAGAACGTAGTTTCTCATCTATAACTTTTTCAAGTAGCTCATCAGGCGATGGCTCGGCTTTCCCGACAACTGCTTCGGCTACTTTTCCTTTTAAATAACTATCTGTGCAACTCATTTATATATAGTATTATTTTTTTGCCGATTTTTTTTTCGTTTTATTATGTTTTCCACCCGCTGTTTTTTGTTTTTCTGTTAAACATCGAGTCAAGCAATCCTTTATTTTACATGGTGTTATTTTTTTCATGACATTATCAACCATAGAATGAGCATCTATTTTTGCAAATGATTCGTCTAATTTTGCTTCTACATGTTTCACAACGGGTGTCAATATTTTATCATTTGCACATATGAATTCTTTAACAATATCTTTTATCACCTTTTTAATATCTTCATTTGTATTAATCACCTCAATTACTGCGGTTTTTATTGTTGCTTCTGACATTATATATTATATTGATAAAAAATTGATTCGTTTAATTACAATTTATTATTTATTAAATATTGTAATGCATGCATTGAAGACCAATTTTTCGAAGACTAAGAAAATCAAAACCACTCACACTAAAGAAGAAAAGGCGAAATTGTGGGAAGCATTTGACAGTGATACTATAAAACCAGAAACTCATTTTGAAACACATGAAACCGATATGTGCAGTCTTTGTGATAATGTTTTAGAAATATCTGAAAATGGTCTACCTGCGTGTAGAAATGCTGATTGTGGCGTCATTTATACAACCGTGTTTGATTATGGACCCGAATGGAGAGCAAATCCAGAAGATAAAAATGGTCATGACCTTACACGCTGTGGTAATCCAATCAATCCTTTATTAGTTGAGTCTTCTTTTGGGTGCAAGGCTATTTGTGGTAACACTGCAAGTTATGAAATGCGCAAAATACGAAAGTGGATCGAATGGCAATCCATGCCTCATCGAGAAAAGTCGCTATATTCTGAATTTCAATTTATATCAACGATGGCACATAATTCAGGTATTCCCAAAATTTTCATCGATAATGCGATGGCTATTCACAAAGATATTTCGGAACAAAAAATGTTTAGAGGACTCAATCGTGATGGTATTAAAGCCGCATCTATATACATCAGTTGTCGAGTCAATGGCTGTCCACGAACAGCACATGAAATCGCTGAAATGTTCAAGTTAGATAAAACAAGCGCCACTACTGGATGTTCTATGGCCGTGAATATTTTGAACAATATTGAACGCAACTGCGATCCATCGCAACAAAGCGAATTGGGATCTACAAAACCGATTGCATTTATCGATAGGTATTGTAGTAAACTCAATGTAAATGATGAATTGACGAAATTATCTAAATTCGTAGCATGTAAAATAGACAGTCAGAGTATATTGAGTGATAACGCTCCTAACTCCATTGCAGCTGGAATCATTTACTTTATTTGTCAACTATGCAATCAAAATGTTTGCAAAAGTGACATTAAAAAAGTGTGTAATGTTAGTGAGGTGACAATAAATAAATGCTTTAAAAAGCTCGAGTCTATTAAAGAGAAAATTATTCCAAAAATTATTTTAGATAAATATTCTTAAACGATGGTCTTAGGAAGATAGAAATATAAAATCAACCCAACAAGAAGCCATACTACAAAACTAGAACATACATCAAATGGATATACTAGGAATTTATACGGTAAAATCAAATTGTAATATAAAACAGGAATCACTGTGGCGATGGACATGATTAAAATGCTATAAGCGTATGCATGTAAACGTTTTTCTGTTACAAAGAACAGACTCACTAACTCAAGGGGTATTGTTATTAATATACCTGCTAAAAGAGGGTTACTATTATTAGCCAGCCATGTTGAACCTGATAAAATCGTGCCACCAATTATGAAACGATATACAAGTGTGTAAAAAAAATTATCCATATAGAAACTAATCACATTTTTTTTATGTTCACATTTTCTCTAATGCCTTTTTATTACATGTTTTGATCGAACGATTTAATATCATTTTCCCCCGAAGTATTTTTGTTAAACACTGTTTAATGGAAGATGTTGGTTCAAACTCCAACTCATATACATCGAATGTGGATGATGTCTTGTTTTCATGATTCGACCAAATGCGCGGGAAATGTTGATAGAAGAACAGTTTATGTTGTAATTTATTGATGTTCAAATTGTCTAATATTCCTAAAATATATTTTTTAATAAACAACAAAGATGGTAATTCACTTTTCTTAATCTTATTAATGAAATCATTGAACATGGTCATTTTACCGCGCAAATAAAGATGCACAAACAATATGCTCCATATGTAACAAAAGTGGTTTTGTGAATCCGTATGTTGAATGTTTATATGTGTTTTCAGATCGCCGTCTTCCAAATGTATTACATCGGGTGATATGAATTCTTCGAACCCGCCTGTCGGTTGCAAATTATATTTTGGATAAACAGCGTTTACTGTGAATTCGTAGCATTTACACAATTTTTCACTGAGCGCTTTCAAAAACTCTTCGTTTTTAAATATAATTTCGGCTAATTCCAAGAAGCAATTTTGAGTTCCGGAAATAAGTCCATTGCCTTCGTCGTCGTATATTCCCGACATTGAATCAAATATAACGATCTTTTGCTGTTGTAAATCAACAACAAATGCACCATAATGACCCCCTTCTCCCAAATTCAAACCAAATATCGTGTATATGATGGACTGTTTTGTTATTTCCGACGCTTTTATTTTATTTATAGCGTTTTGAATATAATTTCGAATGGTTATTTCATTTTCTTCGGAAGCGTCTATTTTCCAACCATCATTTTCGCTTATATTGACGGTTTCGGAATTCAAATAAATTGAATGTTCACGCTCGATTCCAATTTTTTTGAGGATTTGTTCTAATCGATTTTCCTTACTTTCCATAATATATTGCCTAAATAGCTCATTCGCATTTTCGAGTAACACTAAATCCAATGCTCCATGATTTTTGATAAGATCTATTTGCATGGCGTCTAGTTCTCCATATTTATCGCTAACAAGCTCGAGTGGTATATGAACGTTCATTGTATGTGATAAGAGTTTTTTATATCATAGTCATAAAAATATAAAAAACAAATCAATTTTTTACTTTGCCCTATATGGAATGGCATATGGATTAGCCTTCAATACATTATACATATCAGAGTCGTTTCGTTGAATATTAATATTTTGATTTAATGGATTATGTCCGTTGAGTTTTCCCATACTATGTATCGAAGGAATATCACTTGGTCCATTCGGGATTGATGGACGGTCGTTGAGAACATTCGAATATTGATTTTTAGAATCTTGATGAATATGTCCGTTATACAATTTCATATTACCTTGTATTAAACGTCCTTCAATTGTCGACGACTTAATATCATTGTTACGTTGATTGTATTCAGCATCATATGAACGTGTGTTTTGCAATCCAGCTCCAGCGCTTGAATTACCAGTATAACAAAAATCCCCTTGTGTTGAACGAGCAGTCGATGCTTGTTGTTCATTAGATACCAAATAACCTCCTTGACTCTTTCCTTGGAAATTCAAATGTGTTTTTTCTTCCAATGTATCACGCAATGTGGGTGCGAGTTTATCATTTGGATCAAACAAATAACTCGAATTTACAGATGATTTAGCATTTTCATATAAACGCATGTTTCCAATGGTATTTTCTTTGCGTGTGGGTCGCAACTGTTCCATTAGAGGAGCAATGGCAGCACCAAATGCACCGCCAATGGCGCCAAAATAATCGACTTCGGAACTTCTATTATTTGGATAGGCGTGTTTGCTCTTTATTCCATAATCACTTTCAGTGGCGCCTCCTTTTCCAGATGCTCCTACACCTGTAATTGGATAGCTTTCTAATTGAATTCGATGTGGTTCGTTATGTTCTCCATCTACATAAATAGAGTTATTTCCATATGCAGCAACACCTGAATACTCCACCGCAGTATCAGGTCGACTGACGTGTCTTTGAATGGGAATAGAACGCATCGTTTGGCCTTTTTCTAAACCAGTTGTTGTCATATATCGATCCTGTGTCATTTCGAAATCGCGTTCCGGTCTGTTTTTCTCTTGTTTACCTTGAGAACCCATTGTTTTAATTCGACTATTTGCGGGTCCTTCGTAACCCAATATACTATTACCACTGGCCTTTGGATTCGTCGAAACACGCATTTCATCGACTGTCTTTGCAGTCCATAGTTCTCTGTGTTCCATACCAGAATTGAATCCCCCTTTTCCTTCTGATGTATACCCTAAATTTAATCCAGGGGCCACTTGTTCTTCTTTAAATGGATTAATATTATTCATGGAACTACTTGGGTTGACACGAGAACGATAAAACTCATTGTTATTCGGCATACCATGTGCATATTGATAATTGTCTCCAGGCTTGAACAAAGGTGCTTGTTCTTGTTTTGAAACAAACTGAGAACCCGAACCCACGTGATTATCCAATATTTGCTCATACGAATTCATTTCTTTAGTATTACCGCGAATACTGCCTCCAAAATAAGGCACCATATTATTATGTTGGAAATGGTCCTTTGTTACTTTTTCACCGGTTAACGAATAATATTCTTCGCCTTCGATGGTCATTGTTTGATTTGCCATTTGGCTATTATTGAAATATTTATCTGTATATGCGGTCTTCGGTTGATATTTATTCACTACAGATAATCTGGATGTTAATTCGTCTTCATTTTCTTTAATAGTATACGGATAATTTTTGTCTTTTACGTTTGTATTAGGTAAATCATTATTTGCAAACCCTTCTTGGCTCTCTTGGTTACATGCTATATATAATCCACCTATTGCAACAATCGGTATAGCTAATTCCATAATAATATATATAATATATTATTATTTTAACATTTCAATTAATGTTCTTATTTTTATTTTTATATCTATCTTTTTCTAAACTTCGTGTGGATTCACTATGTTCAAAGGGTATTTCAATATGTTCTTGATGATTATTCAACGGAATATCCCAGCGAATATTGGTTTGATCACGCAACAACCAAGCGGGTTGCGAAGCACGAGTCTCATCAATAAATGATGGTTCCACCATATATGTTTTTTCCATTGTTTGTGCAGCTGTATCGTCATATTGGTCTTGATTGCGTTTCAATTTGCGATTCAATCCTCTAAAGTCGTTTTCTAATTCAAGTGTATTTGTTCTTAAATTGGCACCCCATTTTTGTAATCGTATATGAGGGTCCTCCAAAAAAGACGTGTTTATACCCGGACCAGGTGTATCCAAATGATACAACCCTACACTAATACTTTCTTGTAATTGTTTTTTCGTTCTTGCATCATCATAATTAAATCGTGTAAAAGACATATATATTTAACATACTTTTATATTTTCGAAAAAAAGGAATAAAATGGTTTATTTAAAGTTGATTTATTGGAGCGGTTTTGCAACATCCATAACTGCGACGATGCCACTGACTTATGCCATGTTCTCGAATTCCGTCTAAATGTTTCTTTGTTCCATATCCCACGTTCGTTTTCAATCCATATCGATTCTCTAATTCTGGATATTGTTCACATAATTCCAAAATATATGTATCATGTTCATATTTAGCTAAAATCGATGCGGCTGCTATAAAAGAATATGTATTGTCACCTTTTTCGACGCAAATGTGATTGAGTTGCACTCCATTATGTTTCATTGGTATAAAATCATTTCCATCTATTACTAAAAAAACATCGTTATTATCCATTTTTTCAATTGCATTTTGAATGGATGTTCTCATACATTTTAGAACAGCTTGACGAATGTTGATTTCATCGATTTCTTTTGGTTCAATAAAGTCTACACTCCATGATATGGCATTTTCTTTTATATAGTCTGCTAGAGTTTTCATTTTTTCGCGAGATTTGATTTTTTTACTATCTTTCATTTTAGAATGATCGAATATTTTAGGTAAAACCACTGCGGCTGTATACAATCTACCAAACATTGGACCCCGAGCACATTCATCCACGCCTATTTCCAAATCATTTGATTCATTGTAACAAGATTTCAACATTTATATTAAATAAAACAAATATTTATTTTTATTTACTTGTATATAATATATACTCATGCAATTAGAATTTAAAATTCCAAATTGGTTATTCATTTTGATAGTGGCAATCATAGCATTTATCTTGTTATATAATATTTTCATGTGCAGCAATAAAGAAGGTTTGGTGAATTTTGAACAAGGTGCTGAGTCGCTAAATCAATCTATCGATATTCCAATAGCAGATAGCACCACACCAAGTGCCATAAAATTATATGATAATATATTTATTTACCCCAACTCTGGTAAAGTAGTTCGTGCTTACGATAGTGGAACGTCTGGAGCAAGTTTAGAGTTAATCACATTGTATAGCAGAATCGACGGTAATGGACAAGATATAGAATACAATGAAACCAGTACATTTAATGCAGGTGGAATTACACCCCCATATTATCAACAATGGAACAGTGGTCCTTCTAATGCTAATTATTTAGCGGCAACTAATACCGAATTCAATTACTTTGGTAATGGAAAAGATACGTATGTCCACATTTTAGATAGAAACATTACAAAAACAAATGCCAATCATTTCGGTTATTATTTGAGCAAAGATGGCGATAACATCAGTTTTGATAACAATACTTTTATGGATGTTCCCTTTGTAGAATCTGCTACTCAGTTTTCCCCTACATTCGTTGAAGATGTTTCATTTAGCACTTCTAATGGAACAAACATAAATATTACAGAATCCAAAATTTATAAAATGTCGGAAAATGTATTTTTCAATACCAGAAACGGCGATTTATATATTAAAGACGCAAGTGGTGTAGATATGTTCTCTCGTAGAGGAACTACTATAAGTAATATTAGCGGAAATGGCGTAGAAGAAATAACCAATGAATATATTGGTTTAATGAAAAAGGATAATCTAGGCGGTAATTTAGTGATCTACATTGCAAATAAAGGTAATACCATGATTGCTTTATTAAAGAAAAATGATCCGGCTAATACAGAGACTCAGTTATACACAACTGGTGCTACAGTAAGATTCGACAGCAATGGCGACATTATCAACAGCATTGCGACTGACCCGAATATTAATCAAGATGAAGCATCCATTAATCAAGGAGCACAAACAGAAGAACCCGCGTCCGAACCCGATAGTTCAAATAACATGCCTCCTGGATTTCCCCCTGGAATGCCTCGTCCAGGTATGCCAACAAACAATATTTCCGATTATTACAAATGGTATTGGTTCTGGAACACTAGTGGATCTATGCCCGTTAACTTTTCCGAGGATTATATGTTGAAGACGCAAGTTGTTCCTCCTGTATGCCCGGCTTGTCCTTCTTGCCCAAAACACGAAGGCTGCTCTAATTGCGGTGGAACGGGTGGAAATGGAACCGTAGATGCATCGGGTAACTCTTTAGTTGCTGCCAACGGTGGAACTGGTGCTGTAAATAATTTGGTTTCTACAACCGGAAACGTTGCAACGGATGTTATTGACGCCGGTTCCGGCGCTCTTAATAAAACACTCGACACATCTACTGATTTATTGAAATCGGCTGGTTCTGGCGCTACCAATCTCATTGGTGATACACTAGGTCTTGCTGCAAGTGGCGTATCCGGTGCTGCTGGTATGGCACGCGACACTGTTAGTGGTGCTGCTGGTATGGCTCGAGATACCGTAACTGGCACGGTAGATTTGGCAAAAGAAACAGTTCAAGGAGGAGTCGATGTTGCTCGTGACTTTGGTGAAGGAACATATGACGTGATCAATAAGGGTATGGATGAACGCGATAATAGAGGATACGGTGGATATAATAGAGGATATGGTGGTTATAATGGTGGTTACAACAATGGCGGTTACAACAATGGTTACAATAGTGGTGGTGGAGCAAGAAATATGGGTTATAATGGAATGGGATCAGGTCCAATGAATCCTTATACATACAACGGAAAATTACAGGAAAAGCCGGAATCCAATTTCCTACCACGAACGAATGATTTCAGTGCATTTTCAAAATAAATCGTTTGATTAATATATAAATATATTTTACATATTTATATATGGAAAACTGGGATGATATATTGAATAAAGAAAAAATAAAAAATGATATCAGAAAAATATTGACGAATTATCAGGAAAATATCAAAAATATTAACTTCAAAAAAGGCATTTTTTTATACGGTTCTCCTGGTTCTGGAAAAACCCATTTCATTTGCAATCTATTAAAAGAACTCGACTATGATGTCATTAAATATGATGCTGGAGATTTGCGCAATAAGTCTCTTATTGAAAATATAACAAGTAATGATATTTCTAATCGAAATGTTCTGGATATGATGCGAGGTAAGACGCGCAAAATCGCTATTGTTATGGACGAAATTGATGGAATGAATAATGGCGATAAAGGTGGTATTGGTTCTTTGATCAAACTCATTCGTCAAAAGAAAACCAAAAAGCAACGCTTGGAACATAATACCATGAACCCCATTATTTGTATCGGCAACAATTTTTTCGATAAAAAAATACGAGAACTTGTCAAAGTATGTAATTTGTTCGAGTTTTCGTCACCTACAAATAACCAAATCAAGACGATTATACGTAATTTCATACCCAATAACCACCCCAATAACGAAAAAATAATCAATTATATTCAAGGTGACTTACGCAAAATCGAATTCATAAAAACTATATATTTAAAAAATCCCGATTTATTAAATGGTGATTTGTTTGATAATATATTGCAAGTAAAATCATGTAACGAAGACACAAAAAAAACTACTTCCAAATTATTTGAGTCATATGTGCCATTACAATCACATAATAATTATATAAACGAAAATGACAGAACCATCATTTCTTTATTATATCACGAGAACTTGATTGATTATTTGAAACATATACCTCAAAAAGAGGCGTTTTCATTATACATAAAAATATTGGAAAATATTTGTTTTGCTGACTATATTGACCGAATCACATTTCAAAATCAAATATGGCAGTTTAACGAAATGAGTTCGTTAATCAAAACGTTTTACAATAACAAACTTTTCCATGAAAAGAAAAAAAATAATCTCGATCATGAAATTCGATTCACTAAAATATTAACGAAATATTCAACCGAATATAACAATCAACTCTTTATTTATAACATGTGTCAACAACTAAACATGGATAAAAAAGATATGTATGCTTACTTTCAAGAGCTGCAAATTAAACATGGCGAGAACTTCTTTGAAAATGTGAATATCATAACTGATATGTTTTCTAATACCGGAATAACGAATCTGGATATCAAACGAATTTACCGATTTTTCAATAAAAACGTTAAAAAAGAAGATGTCGATACAGACATCTAAAAAAATAAATAATCATATATTAGTTATTTTTTTGATTTATACAACCATTTCGGTTTTCTTATTCAATTCTTCTTGCAGTTCTTGTATCTTCTTATCTTTTTCTGCGATTGTATTTTGTAAACTATTCAGTATTTGCACGGCGCGCTGTAGTGTAAGTGTTTCTTCTACTCCGTTTTGCGATATTTTATATTGCGGTTGTTTTTGTTGTTGGTCCAATACCATTTGTTTTCGCTTTTCTTCTATTTCCTTTGTTTGCTTTATGACATCTGGTTTCATATCCGGAGCACCAGGTGCATATTCTTCCAATAATCCGTCTATTTTTTCCATGAAAAAATCTTTTATATGACCTTCATGTGGAAAACGTATGAAATGGTCCACGAGTTTATCTGATGGTTTTGTGAATTGTGGATTTGGATTTTCTAATAATTTCTTTTTATCAAATGTATTATGATTATGTGAAAAAACCAGAATTGTTTTGAACGGATCCAACTGAACAAAAGGAATCGTATAATTATGTAAAAACTCTCTTTCTTCTGCTAAACATGCTTCTTCATTATATGCCGTAATATTTAACAATTCTCTTTTAAATGCAAATGTGCCTGCTGTAGAATGATTCGGTCCATAAGGTCCCATTTGATACATTTTCTGAATATGTTTGAAATAAATGTAAAGTTCACTTGAGCCTGCACACAATGCTTTTGAATTTCTCTGCAATCTATCTACAGCATGGCTAATTCGATCGGGTGGATAATAATCATCGTCATCCATATATACAATGTAACTACCAGTGCTCTTTTCGTGCATATAGTTACGTTTTTTACCCAATGTCATTTTTTCCTCAACTGGAAAATATTTTATTTGTGGAATATTTGCTGCTTCAATTAAGTCTTGTATTTTATCTGTTCCGTCATCCACAATAATCCATTCGATTCGATGTTTAGGATAATTTTGATTTTTGAAACATTCGATCATAATTGGAATAAACGGACGACGATTGTACGTTGGTGTACAAACAGAAACAAGAGGATAATGTTTTTGCTTTTCCGGCTTCTTGTCTTTCTTTTTTCCCATATATAAATATTATTTAAAATGTTTATATATTTGTTTTTATTTATTCATTTTCTTCGCTTTCTTCTTTTTCTCCATTTTCTTCTTTTCTTTTGAATACTTCACTAAATTTGACATCGTATTTTGACTTTATTCTATATATGTAACCTGCAACTACCAATACTAAAGGCATTGCTAATATCGAAACCGTAATTGGTGACATTTCTTTAAATTGATAAGTAAAAGCTGTAATAGAAAATACAATAGTTATAATCCAGAACAAATTTAAGTTGATAAATCGTATCAAACGATCAATAAATCCTTTGAGTTTTCCGAAAAATGTATCTTCGCATCCATGTAACTTAAATCCATTTAATTCATCATCAAATGATACTTTTTCATCAATTTTGTAAATGTATTTGTTCAATCGAGTTCGTCCAAATACAAATTCTAATACACCAATAAACATACCCCCAGGGTGAAAAGAGTCGTTATTTGCTAACGGTTTATAATAAAACACCGAGCAAAATGAATGAAACATGAAATAAAATATCAATGATAAATAAATTAATGGATAACCTACATACACGACCCCTACACGCACTGCAAATATTATGAAATAAGCAAGTAATTTCAAAAATCCAACTATTAGATCTAAAAAGATACCATAACCTTTATTTTTTTCTGCGTCGTCTTCATGACGTTCTGTTTTACCGGTTGTAAAAAACAAGAACCATTTATCAGGTCCATTTCTACATAAATCCATTATAATTGTTATTGCCACTGTTGCTCCAATGGCTATTTTAGGGAGTACTTCCATTAAGAATTGAGCATTTGATACAGCGGCTTCTGCTGCTTCACCAATTTTCTTTTCAATACTTTCCGTTGAGCTTACATCATTTGCATTTACATTCATTCTATCTGGTCTTGCCAATCCTTTTAGAAATTGTTGAAAGGGTGTATACGTAATATCATACATTAAGTTTGAACCTCCACCCATACCAATAAACATCGCCATAAATATCAATAAGAATTTGACAGGATAAGCTCCTGACATACAGTCTACTAGCCACGCTAAAGTACCATATGCAGGTTTTTCTTCGGATAATTTTCCTGCCTCTCCTCCTAAATATGTATGTTTTGTAAAGAAATAATCGAAATACCATATTGGAGCCAATATGAATTGTAAAAAGAAACCAGCTGTATTATAATGGTCTCCGGGGTTATCTGTCTCTACACCATCGTCATTTAATTTCGTATTTTCAAAAAGATTGATACCGTACATTGATTTAACACTTTTATCTTCGTCTAAATGATTCTCATGAGCGTCTTTGTAGCACCACAAGAAAAACCAGTTATACGTAACAAACAGTGCTGTATACCCACCAATCAATCTCAGAAACTCTTGTGCAGCTAATTTGTGGTCTTTTTCTTTCGAACACTTCGTATCATTTCGTATTGTATCCCATACTTGGCAATATCTTATAGCCATTTTTTTAATACACCATTGGAACCCAGGAATAAATGCATACACCATTGCTGGTAATAAATCCACACCAAATGACAAATTCGATAACACTGAATTTTTTTTATCACTTCCTTTACACCATCTGTCAGGTTTAGACCCATCGTTTGTTATTTCAGTTTCAGAACTATCAACTTCACCATTTAATAATCTATTAAAATCTGCAACCACTGTTTTTAATCCTAAACGTGTTAATTCATTTTCCAATTCTTTATCTGCAAAATCATATTCATTGGGTTCTGTGCATTCATTGGAATTTTCAAAACCTTCTACAACTTCAGGTTTACTCACTTCTTTTACATCGCGTTTTTCTTCGATTGGCTCGTAAATACTCTCCATTACAGGTAGTTTTGTCAACAATGATTTTTTTTTATTAATGGATTTGATCTTTTTTATATCTTCATTTTCATTCATGTTCTCCATTGATTCTTTTAATGGTTTTGATTTTTTTTTAACTTTCATTCCCTCTTTTTTATTTTGTTTCAACCAATTTGTTTCTCCCATGTTTATATTATCATTCTAAAATATTATTTCGCGTACAACAAACCGCAATTTCCATTAACAAAAGACAATACATTATATCGTTCTTCAAATAATGTCAAATTGTAATTATAATCATACAATTTCCAGTTTTGTTTGTTTACACCTATTACATTTCCATCTCCATCACAAATAATATTAAAGCTCGAATCTTCTGAAAACTCGGGAACATATGTTGTTATTTCGAGTTCAATATTTTTGAATTTACTCATATTAATTGCTCCTGATGGTTGATATTCTTTTGGGTCCGTGTTCAAACAAAAGTTATAACAATAGAGACCGTCTT